TCCAATGCCTATCCGCGCCAATTGATATTGAATGTTCCCAAACCCAATTGCGTGCAGGAATACTTGCCTGATCGAGATTGCCAAATGGTAAAAGAAGTATTTTTGAAGAATCTATTATTTTACTATAATCAGAATATTCTTGGGGCTCTATTACCAATTTATATGGAACATTTATTTCATCTAGTTTTCTAGGTGTTATACAATTAAATGCCCTTCCTTTTGATATAACATAAATGGGATAATTAGGATTCATCTACATAAAACCTTTTTATACCATCCTTGTTTATTGGAAAGAAAAATCCTTTTGTATTCATTGTTATATTTTTACCAATTAATTCAGAAAACAATTTCATATCATCAAGGGTTTCAAAATGTACAATTACTGATTTTATACTTTCTTTATCTTCTTGTACAAATTCGGGCATATCTTTCCATTCGTCCCATATTTCCTGGTGATTTGATTTTTCTTTAGGCATTTTTATTCTCCCTTTTTCCACATCACAAAACTCATTCTCATTATTCTACTCCATGTCCAATTTACTGAACAACCATCCCATTCTGCACACCATAAGAATTCATTAATTGTGTCTCTTGCGGTTAGAATGTTTAACCAGAAATATTTATCCAAACTTGTCCTTTATCTCATCAAATGTTTCTACAATATGATATTGGGTTAACCACCATGTATAATCGTTTGGAACTTCAAAAAACTTTCCATCAAACATTTTTACGGTTGGTTTCTTTTCAAACTTGTCACAATAAATAACATCCCCGCCTCTTATAATATTTTGTTCAAATAATCGTTTTTGAACTTTTAGGGATATTTGAGTTCCTTTTGCCAAAGAATAAACTTGTAAACGCGGGGCATATTTTTCATTGATTTCCATAACATAAGCATAATGATTATTTACCTTGAATGTAGACTGGATATATCCGAATATTTCAATATCGGTTTGGATTTGTTCGTAAAACCCAATCGATTCGTCGGGCAGATTTTCAAAAATACTTCTTAATTCTGGAACTCGCTTATCTTTTGATTTATCGGTAAGCTTTTTATTATAGCGAAACTTGCCACCAACAAATTCTTCAAACATTGATAAGAGTTTTTTATTTTTTCCAAATTCGCTAAAATAACCTATCTTGATAAGTGTTTCCCATTTTTTAGATACATAATTATTTTCTTCTGCATAAATTAACAAGTCTACAAAACTTTTTTCAGCAGGGAACATAGTTCCAAGCCGATACATATTTTCACCAACCGCATCCCCAAATCCCTTGATGGTTTTCATTGATGTAGTAATAACATTATTTTCTTTGTCCCCCACTATTTGACGATTATCTTGCCTAAATTTCATTTTCGGAAACTTTATATAATATGCTTGTTCTGCTTCCACTCTAGCAATAGACAATCTATCTTTATCTCCATCTGCTTCAAGTAGTCTCAAAAATGTTTCATAAAATTCAAGAGGATAATGTGATTTAAGATAAGCGCCATAGAGACTATCACCGGCGACACTATACGAATGGCTGGCGTTAAATGCATACCTTGAAGAATCTTCAATTACGCGCCACGTTTTGTTTGCAATCATTTCGGCATCATCTTTAGAAATAGACTCAAGTTCAATCAATCTCTTTTTTATCCCATTAAGAAACTGTTTTTTATATTTAAAAACCTTTTCTGGTCTTTTCTTTGCGATATTCTTTAATACGTCATAGGTTTCAGCAATAGGAATGCCAGCAAAAGCCATGACTTGCATAGCATTTTCTTGATATAACATGAAGGAAAATGGAAACTCTTTAGTCTGGATAAGCGCATCCAGCGTTGGAACACCATATTGGAACGGTTCTCTTGTTTCAAATTGATTATAATATGACTTAAATCCGGGTCTAATCCCGGCTACGAAAGCAGAAAGTTCGGAAAGGTTACGTGGTTTATATTTTACTGCCCTGCTTGATGTTCCGCTTTGTTCAAACTGATTCACCCCATCCGTCCAACCATTAGCATATACGTCCCAAACTTTTTGGTCATTTTCGCATAGTTTAATCAGTTCTGGGAGCGTATGGGGCACTATGCCAATTCTTTCATAGATGCCATGGATAAGATCAACTACTGAAACCTTTAATAAATCATTCTTTAGAAACTTATATTGCTCGGCCTGCAACCCATCACAACAGACACAAATGTGTTCAACATTGCCCGTTTTGATTTTGATTAAACCAAATTCTTCTATTAGATTTAAATCAGAAAGGAGGAATGCGCACGGGTGTGAAGTTAAAGAATTTATAACGCCAAGATATTTTAGGCTTTCTTGGTAGGTACTAAGATGTTCTTTTCCAATATAATCAATAACATCTATTTCTTCTTTTTCATCATCGGTTTCTGCTTTTCCCAAATCATGTTCATACGCCTTAAGTTTATCGGAAATTTCATTGGCTGTATCAAAATCTACTCCGGCAACACGGGCATAAATCTTCCATGCCCCAAGCGTTTTTACTGTGCCAAATGCAATCATCTGATAACTATGACTATCCCCCATTATTTCCGATTGTGCTTTTGCAAATACCTCGGGGTTAGCCAGGTTGAAATCGATGTCTGGTAAACTCTTGGTTTCTAAGATTCTTTCGGCAGAAATAAATCTTTCTGGAAACAATTTTACGGTTGCTGAAATTCTATCTACGGTTGTAAATCCTAATAATTTACAAATATAGTAACTAACCGCCGATCCACGGCCAGTCAATGTAATTTTTCCACCATTAGCAACACCAAGCTTAATTATCTCATAATCTAAAAGGAAATAGTCTGCCATTTTTGTTTTTTCAATGACATCTAATTCCTTTTGAATTTCTGAAACATAATTATCATGTATGCCAACTGGAACATTTATTTTTTCTTCATCCCATTTTTTCCATACTAGTTCAGATAGAATTGCATCTTTTTCAAATTGATTTTTATTTGGAAAAAGCGTTGGTAGTTTTATAGTTGAGTTATCAAAAATTGAGGAATTATATTCTTCTACGTCTTCGAAGCATAATGTGTTAGAGAGGGCATCTTTGATCTGGTTGTCATTTAAAACACCCTGTCTTTGAAATCTTTTAAATGCATCATCATAGTCGGGATAATCCATATACCAATGTTCTTCGTCCGGATATTCTATGCCCCGCGATAAAAGATAGTTATCTCTTTCTTTTGCCTGAGATGGATAGATCATGTGTGAATCCATGCCAGCAATAATTCGTATTCCATATTGGGCGGATAGCCCAAGAATTTTCTGATTTAGTTCTACCTGTCTATCTACAGGATGGGCTTGAACTTCTAGGAAAAGATTATTACCAAAATGATTATATAGTTTTTGTAGGATTTCTTCAGATTGGTCTTCGTATTTCCAAATACCGCCCAAACACGAGGTGGTCAGCCAGACGCTAGATGGGTCTATTTGAAATAGCAGGTCAAAGTCTGCTCGTGCTTTATAGTAATATCCAGATGTATTAGCAAAACTGATCAATTTATTAATAGACTTTCTACCAATTTCATTTTTGGCTAAAATAATAAGATGGGCATTTGTTTTATCTTTTTCAGTTCTGTCTGGAACAAAATAAATTTCCGATCCCATTAGTGGTTTAAGATTATTTGCTTTAGCAAATTCATATACTTCTATGAATTTAAGTGCGCATCCATGTTCAACCCCACTAAAAACAGTTTGTCCTAACCCTAAACACCGATTACCCCTGTCTATATTAGAGATAATAGAATCTGGAGTAATTGGATTGCTGGCGGATGAGTGGGAATGATAGTTTATGTAATTAGACAAATTTCCTCTTTATAAAAATAGCAATGTATTTGAACATTGCTATTCTATCACAGATGTGCTTTTTTGTCAAGATGGAACATATATTTCCGCTCCCGTTTGATATTTGCAAGATTCTCTAACGGCACATAAATTCGAACAGAAATATTGATTATTTTTGTCTCGGTTCGGAATCCAAACCTCCTCTAACTTGGTTTGTTTAATCGTATCTTCAAACCATTCAAGCGTATCCATAATTCGCAGATGATTTATTGGGATTTCAACAAGTTCATTGCCCCTAATAAACCAAACAACAATTTTTTGAATTTCAATTTTTCTTTCGAGCCAAATGAAATAGGCGTAAATATATAATTGTTTTTTATAGTCTTCTAATTGTTTTTCTCGCAATTTACCCTTTTTTAACTTGGCGGTCTTGTAATCCATGAGTATCATCTGACCGGTTTCATTTTCTTTTAGCACCAAGTCCGGTTTTACGATTAAATCAAGACCATTATATTGGGAAACAATTTTATCCTCAATGAAAATAATATCATATTTATCTTTATCAAATTCAAAATTTTGAAAAAAATTCAGCCCTGATTGATAATATGTTTCTCCCATGCCAACAGGATAGCGTGGAACTGGTTCTTTTATAAATTCAAGATAATGTGCTACATAATAATCTTCTAAATCCCAGATGTCTAATTCGTCTTTAAAATACATTTCTAGGATTTTGTGAATTAGTAACCCAAAGTCTGAAAAAAAGTTACCAATTCTTTTTTCGCGTTGGATATAGGTAAGATAGAAGCCATACTTACAGGTAAGAAAACTGCTGGCGGAACTAAATGACCAGTGTAAATCATCTAAAATAAAATCTTCTGTTGACATTAATCGTCTCCAAATGCGTCTGGAGTATCATTATGATGATTGGGGTCATCAGTTCTTAGGGGAGATGTGTCTTTGTTCCAGCCATATCGCTTAAATAATTCTTTTGGTGAAGCATAAAAACGATAGGCCGGATAATCAAAATAAAATAGAGCCTCGCCCATTTTCCCGGTATATCTATTTTTCAAAATATCTACAACCACATCATGATCGACTGGTTCTTTTCCAATTTTATAGGCGCCTTTATTATTTTTTTCTCCAAGTTTTTCTTTTTTAGAAAAACGATGGACACTTAAAATATATTGGGCCAGGTTGCCCAAATCATTCGATCCTGAAACATCATCTGTGCCTAGCCTTCTATCAAGTTCAATATTATTTGCCTTTCTCGGATGAGCTACTAGCACAATTAAAACATTATATGTTTTAGCTAAAGAAACAAGCTTTACAATAAATTCTTTTTGCCTCAACCACTGATCTCCATCGGTTTTTATGCCAATATCAAGAGTCATTAAATTATCAAGAATCCATACCTTCACGCCCACTTTACGAGTAACATTAATCGCTCTATCCAGTATTTTTTCCGCATCATTTTCAACATCATCAAAAGCCCATATCCTACCCCTATACCATTCCCTCATTTGCTTCAATGGTTCTTTGTCAAACTTGCGAACAAAACCATCTTTCATTTTAATATATTCTCTGCCAAGCATTGTTGTTTCAATCCAATTTTTCAGAACCGGATTGCCGAGCTCGCCACTGAATATGTAAACTTGCTGGCCCTGAGTCAGAGGCTCACAGATAAAAACTTGATTAAGAAGGGTTGATTTTCCGTGACCTTTTCTACCGGTGAGAATTACAACCGATCCTAGCACGAATTTATACAAAATACTATCTATACCCTTTAGTCCAGAATAAAGCCCCGGAGCGGTTTCAATATCAAAATCGTCTACATCCACCAAATCAACCACGTTTTGAACTGGAACATCTTGTGCATTATTTATAAACTCTAAAACTTTTTGTTTTCCAAAATAAAACAGAACTTCATTCGCATCTTTAACCTTTAATAATTTTCCATCCTTTTCTATATTCGTTGGCAAATCAACATATTTTGTTCTCCAAGACCCCAACCGAGAGCAAACTTCTTTTCGCATATCCACGCCAACTTTATCGTTGTCTGACCACACAATAATTTCTTTAAATTGTTCAAGCCAATCCCAATTATGTTCAATCCATTGCGTATTGCCAGCACCAAGAGGAATGGATACTACGTTTTTATGAGAACATTCAATAACAGATAGTCTATCGGCCTCACCTTCAACTATAAGTAATGGTTTAGTTGGATCAATCTTATTCATGCCATAAAGTAACGGCAGGGTATCAGCATCTTTCTGAGTCCAAAACTTAAACTTTTCACCCTTTTCTACCTTTTTAGATGGGCGATATTTTACCATACACAGAATGTCATTCAAATCATAATAATGAAATACCGTATTTCCATTTTCATCAGCACCAATATCACCAAAATCTAATGTGGCAGGAGATATACATCGCGTATTCCAATAGGCTTCCACTTTAGTCCTATCAGAATTTTCTTCATGTGGATACTCATATTCCCTTTGTGTCTTTACACCACGTTCACCAAACCTAAACGAAATACCTGTTTCATTAAACAACCTTTCAACAGCATCGAGAAAAGTCAATTTATAAAAAATCATATAGTGATCTAAAATTCCATAAACCTTTTGGCAACCAAAACATTTAAAAGCATTATCCTTTTGATTATATACAAGACTCCCTTCGGATTCTTCGTGGAAGGGACAAATTGCCCTTAAATGTGTTTCATCAAACTCTTTCAATTCCAAGTCTTTAGCTA